TTAACTTACTGATTTTAATAAGCCTCTGGTGTCACTTTGGTGACTATGGGGCATCATTGGGACATAATCTGTCAGCTTCTGATTCAGCATTGCGATCTGTTCTGCATTGCTGTCAGTCATCCATGCTCCGTATACATTGAATACCATCTGGGCACTTGCATGGCCCATCTGGCTGGCAATGAAGCTTGGGTTTGCTCCGGCAGATAATGACCAGCACGCATAAGTGTGTCGTGACTGGTATGCCTTTCGATGCCTGATCCCTGCACGCTTAATGGCTGTTTCCCATGAGTCACCTACAGAATCGACTTTGTAGACAAAACCTACCTGTTCGCTTTTTCTAACCACTTGAGGGTTAAACACGAAAGTACATTCATGGTTCACTGAACGTCCATATTCACGTAGTTGCACCTTGATGTTGTACTGCTTACCCAGTCTTGTCATTTCAGCCTGATTTTTCAGGACACTGATAGCGGGCTGGATAAGGTGCACAACCCTGTTTGTGCTTGCTTCAGTTTTCGGTAGAGTGAACTCACCAAGTTTCGTATAATTGCGCCTGATGGTAATTGTTCCTGCCTTCAGATCGATATCTTCCCAGGCCAGGGAGACCAGTTCACCGTGACGCATTCCTGTGTACACAGCCAATGACCACAGGTTTTTCGTCTGCTGATGTCGGCAAGCATCTATCAGGCGAATAAATTCGTCACGAGTTAGCGGATCTGGCTCTGCCCTGGCTCTTTTAAGAGGCTTAATTCCCTGGAAGGGATTTGCTTCTAAGTAACCGTGATCTGCAGCAAACTGAAACATTCCAGCGATTGTCGTCATGTAATAATTTACAGTAACGACGCTCCGTCCTTTTGCTGCTGCTTTGTTTTTCGTTGAATTCTGATACCCGGTCAGCAAATCTTTCCTGATATACAGCAATTCCTCTTTGGTTACCGATGACACCAGTCTACTGCCTCCAATTTTCGAAACCATCGTTCTTGCAACGGATTCATAGCGATTGAATGCATTTGCAGAGATTTCCATTCGTTTCAGATCCAGCCACTTTTCTTCAAGTTCCTTCACCGTAATTTCTTTTTTACTTACCCCAAAAGCCTGAAGGTTGGGGGAGTCAGGGAACTGTGCAGCATAATCAAAGCTTCCTGTGCGGATGGCAAAACATACCGATGTCCGCAGTTCCCCGGCGATCTTCCTGTTCTTGGCAGTGTCAGGGACACCAAGATTTTCCCTGACACGTTTACCTTTAAAATTAAACCAGATGCGTAATGTGCCGCCGTGGTTTTCGACGCCTGTTGGATATTTGACTTTATCCATTGATACCTCCAGACGCCCAAGAGCGATACGAGCTTACATACTTCATGGCATTAAATCACCCAGGTTGTTTGTTTTTCATTGAAGCGACCCAGGCATCTATTGCTTTTCTGTTATACATACATTCACTGGAAGGCTTTGGATTACCGTCTGGTGATACGTGAATATACTCTCTTCCAACCATCCAGCATTCTTTCCGGGCCCGAAGAATTGTGCCTGGTTTGAGCCCGGTAATTGCGATTAGAACGCTTTCACAAACCCATTCATTGGGAGCCAGTTGAATCACATTGCCCATGCATTACCTCACACAACACTCAGCCCACGGCAGTGGCACCACACTTCAAACATTCGTTTCACAATTTCACGACAGTAGAAACCGTCAACATCTCGTGTCAGGTCATAGCGATTGCCGTAACGCTGGTGGACCCATTGTTCAAATGCTTTATTCATTGTTTACTTCCTTTTCATGGCCCGTAATTTTTTCAGATGAGCTTCCTGCTCTGTTTCTGCCAGAATTTGTCGGTATTCCTGGTGATCAATCCGTTCAAACAGTTCATTGAAATCGTTTATTTTTACTGACTGTGTTCGCCCATCCATTCTTCTGTACAAAACAGTGTTGTTTATGCAGCGAACAATTTTTATCGGGTAGCCAGCACTATCGGTGTATATCTGCCCGCGTTGAATCAAAGCGAACATGTGGTTATCCCCATCGACAAATCGAGTACACAACAAACGCTACTGCGAATACCATCCCCAGAGTTACGATTGCATCAGGCCAGCTCATTGATTCACCTCCTGCGGCGGTTCTGGCAGCGGCATCCAGTGGGTTACTTTCGATGCCGGTTCTTCCCCATTGTCAGTAACTGCCCACCATTTGTTTCTCGAACAATCGTAATACCCTTCGAAGGTATCGCACTCAGTCCAGCCGTAAGACTTACCCCAACACCAAACATACTGTTTATCGTTCGGCATTCGCTCACTACAGCTTATCCAACCATCCGGAGTTACCGGAAGCGAGAACGGCAGCACATCTCTGTGAACAAGTTTTTGCTGTGACAGGTTATCCAGAACTTTCTGTACTGCTGCATCACCGAATACACCAAGCGCATCTGCCATAACTCCTACAACCTGATAAGCCTCAGCTCGTACCGTGGATAAACCATCCGGAATTACCGGAGAGTTGCCGGGTTCTTTAATGTGCAAGCGAGGCTCACCATCTTTTGGTTCAGGCCACTGGCGCTCCATGTTGATCTTCAATTTATCTTCCATAGCAGCGGTAATTTCAGCATCGCTGATGCCAGAACGGCGCTGTGCATCCCACAACAGGAAATGCATATCAGCCCACTCGCTGAGATCGTCTGGTTCGGCTGCGGCTTCCAGAGCCTCTTTTGAGAGGTGTTTCAGTGGACCAATGGGGCCAACGCAGCCAAATGTGGAGTCAGACCATTTGGCATGCTCGTGGCGAATCAGTTCGCGTTCCAGTGATGCCAGTGCAATTCGTGCCAGCTCTTCCGCTTCTTCTGCTGGAAGCACAACGTTGCTACCCGGTCCGTATGTTTCGCGCCACTGCTTGATTGTCAGCAGTCGCTCTTTGGTTATAGTGGTCATGTGTTACTCCTTAACCCGCAGTGCTTTCAACTGATGAGGGGAACAAAATCTTTTCATCAAACCCTGCATTCATATCATGAACAGCAACACACCAATCCATCGACGAACGATTATCAAGAGCCTCCATGATTTCATCCATGCGGCGCAGGTCATACAGGTAAATGCTTTTATCGCCAATGGTGTAAAAACCAATTTTTTTCGGTGATGGACAGCGATCAAGAACGTCCTGTAATTCGCTCAACCATGCTTGTTCTTTTTTTGTCAAAGTTGCCATATCACTCTCCTTTGATGCGAATGCCTGTTGCAATGCTGTTTATGATGCTGTCAGTGCATGGGGTAGAAAGCTGGGCATCTCCAGCAATTTTCATGACCTCAACATCTGCATATCGAATACCGAGGTGTATCAGACCGGCTATGCCTGACTTAAGCCGAGCATTTTCCATAAATAGAACTTTTGCCCGCTGTTTTTCTGCTTCAAGCTCAACGCGCAGCTTCCCTACCGTTAGCGCAATATCCTCGTTCTCCTGATCGCGGCTTTTGATGTATTGCAGGTTTCTTTCCCGTTCATCCAGCAGTGCCAGCACGGTTTCTGGTCCGGTCAGAAATTTGAAGGCGTTGAGCGCATCAATATCCACACCGTAATCTTTAAGTTCCTGTTCACTTAACAAGTCATCATCAGCTGGCAACATTAACAGGCGTTCCATTGCTGGAATTGCACGTTCCGCCACCTCACGCAGTGCCTGGTAATTAATTTCGCTCACTGGTTGCCTCCTTTGCGAAGCTCAGCGGCGAAGGCTACTGCGTGATCATGATGTTCAAGCGTGTATGCACACTCCGCAAACATCTCCACGCCCTGCGCCCGTACTTCAGCCAGGAAAGCATCGGTGGCTGGAATGGGCTTTTGTGGTGATATAGCAATGCGAATTGTCTCAAGGTCTGGATCTGTTTCCGCTGCTGGCACCTTGATATAACCCATCTGCACCCCATTCATGATGAACCTGCGACGGTCATCACATATCGCCTTTAGCCCCGCATTCTCCGCTGCCAGCGCCGTGAAATTACCCTCCAGCTCTGCAATGCGCTGTTTTGCGGCATCAAGTTCAATCGATAATTTTTCCAACTGCTCTTTATGCTTCTTGTATTCCTGATATGCGTGCCAGGACTGACCTTTGCGCACACTATCAGTAATATCAGTAATCTGTTCTGGTGTTAGAGTGGTCAGTGGCTGTGCTGGGAAAATCAGCACTTTCCCGGAATCCCAATCAAAACCAGCGTGAATTGACTGAACTTCAACTGAGGGTGTTGAACCAATGCTGCCAGGCGAATGAACAACGATCGTTACATCCATATCGCGACGATGGCTGTGGTTGTTGGACAAAATACGATTCACCAACTCAGAAAATTTGGAAAATTTCATGCTGATTCCCCTTTCTCTGCTCTCTCCTGTCGGAACATCACTATCACTGGTTGAACATAACACTTAGGGGATTGCTGTATCCAAACGGCAGATTGTTTACGCAGTACAGAATCATTTTGTTTTTTTCTCCAGTTCGTACTATTAACCCATTCCACAATAACCGTGATAATTCATTACTGATAGAAGTTGCGCTTCTTCCAAATGCGAGGGATATATCTTCTCTACTGCAATCTGGATTTTCTTGGATATGCTCGATAACGGTCATGTGGTCCCTTTTACTTAATATCTGTTTCGGATTGCATGCCATGAGTATTCATTTCGTTAATAATTTCATCCAGAAGGATTTCAAGCCCTTCTCGACCCATATCTGAAAGAATGAAACCTTTATCAGGGGAAGTAGTGAGCATTTTCTGATAAAGAAACAGCGCTCTTCCCATTCCTTCAGCTTCGCCGTATTTTTGAATTAAATTCCATTCAATATACTGTTGTAAGGCAAATCGAATGGGGCCGGGATATATCGTCATAAACCCATACATCCCGTTATATACCACGGCGTGTTCAGTTGTTCCGTGTTCATTCAGGATATCAATTGTGCCGTTCTTGTCTTCTTCTTCGTTGATGAATGTCGTCACATACAACCATCGCCACTGAGCAACCTTCATCTCAACCGGAAGTTTACCCAGTAATCCTGCTTCGTCGGCTTGCGCCAGACACTGAAGGATACGTAAACCTCGCACATTAGGAGTATCGAATTCTCCGGCATCCAGACGACGTATGGCGTCGTGATAATCAATCGTCATACTGCCAGTTCGTATACCATTGGCTGTTGCTTCAGCCTGGAATTCATCGTATTGCATGATATTTATTCCTCATCTTCATCTTCATCTTCATCTTCATCTGCTGGTGCAATAACGTCATATCCTGCCTTTTCTGCAATAAACAGGAATGTTGAAAGATTTCCTACAAGTTCATCGTCATGAACATGGCGAATGAATATTACTTTCCCGTTTTTGATGGTCAGCAATACTCTGGTTTGTTCGTGTTCTGCTGTTTTCTGATGCATTATTATCTCCCGTATGCTTTACGCAGAAATAAGCAGGCAATATGCATGTAATTTTCACCGTATTGTGCAATAAGGCAGGCGGTCTTGTGTGATGCCATATTCTTTATAAAAGTCACAATAAAGCCTCCTGTGGATTAAGGTTGTAACAATCCCCGGCGATAAAACCGCAATAAACGTTCAGGGCATATTTGTTGTTATTGCGCTAATTCTTTTTCGGCAGCAGCTTTTGTATACTCACATGCAAAACTCAGAATTTCGCTGCCGAGTGTTTTCGTTTCGTGATTACTGGACATATGTAATACCTGTGTTGCATGCAATAAATGATAAACATTTACCGCAAATGAATCAGGCTCCAGACAAATGCCTTCGTAATTATCTTGCTGTGAGGTTGTTTCTGTCATTGCTCCTGAAGTGCATGCGAGCCTGTTTTTGACAATTCTCTTTTCTCTAATCACTATATCGGCAACATCTATTGCCTTTACAACCTCCGGGAGAAGTTCCGGGTTTGTATAATCAAAGTCATCAACATGGAGAACAGTTATGTTTTCGAACTTTTTCATGGCTTCCTCAGCTGACTTATATGTTCTGCTATATAGCGAGTCTCAGAAGTGTTTTCATATTGAGACTGTTTCCGCAATGATTGATAAAAATGTTCGCATGTACCTTGAAGGGCGAAGCGGCGATTATGTCACCATTGGTATTGGTTCTTCCGCAGAAGAGCTTCGCGAGATAAGGGGCAAACTTGTTGAGATGCGTCATGGTGTTGCTGCTCCTCACTTTTTGGTTTCTCCGGAGGAGTAACCTCACCAGTTAACAGGCACATCGGATCGCAGCCAAGAATATTTGCCAGTGGGATAAGCATGCTGATGGTTGGTTCGTACTCTCCGCTCTCCCACTGGATGATAATTTCTTCATCGAGATCGAGCAGCCTGGCGAGTTCGGCGGTTGTTAAGCCGCAGGCTTCGCGTTGGGTGCGAAGGTTAACCAGCCAGCTTTCAGGGAAGGATTGTTTTTGCTGTGCAGGAGAAGCAGCAGATAGAGCATATTCATGGATAAATTCCATTACCTCAATGCCCAGTTCCTTTGAGCGAGCACAATCCAGAAGATGGAATGTGCGTACAGCACTTAGCAAATTTGCAATATTTAATGCAAAGGAATCAAGTTCTAAGCCCTTAAGCGTAACACAGCCGCAGTTGATAAAATTAGTTGTTTCTGGAGTTGCTTTTAGTGTCTTCATATATCCGCCAACAATTTTAAATTGAATCAAATCAAGTTATAATTGATGGTGCGATATTATGTTTTGGGAAACAGGCTGTCAAGAAAAAATTGATATCGTATATTTCAGGCAGAAAAAAACGGGCAAAGCCCGTTAAAATCAAAGACTAACCAAATCTGTTTATGTTGAATGGTACTGATGAGATCACTTTAGACTGGATATAAAGCAGAGCTAACCCCTCTTTTTCGATGCTCCATGGTTGATAATTGGGGTTATCAGATAACACCATGATTTTGCTTCCAATTTTTTGAAGCCTTTTCACGTAGCATTCTCCATCAAAACAAAATGCATAAATACCATCGCCATCAAAATAAGTTACTGTCTTATCAAGAAAAAGAAGGTCGCCAGGTGAGATTGTGGGAGCCATACTGTCTCCTCTGGCGTTACCTATTTCTATATTTTTGAATGCCCGATTTCCAACAAGACGTCGGGCATATTCAGGATCAAGTTCTATTGAGCGCACTACATCTATCAAGTCACCACGGACATGAGTTCCATCACCGCAACTAAACTCAACATCAAGGACATTAAATACGACGCTATCTGTTCTTGTCTGGTGTTTCTCTTGCGAGGAAAAGGTTGGTGAGGAGTCTTCACCTAAGAACCAGGATTGTGGATAACCGCTAATCTCTGATAAATGCGCGAGCTTATCACTCCGTGGAAATGTTTTTCCTGTTGTCCAGTACTGCACTGATTGCGCACTCACACCTAACTTGCGGGCCAGTTGAGCCTGAGTCCATCCTTTTGCTTTCAGCATCGCGGCTATTCGATTTTCCGTGTTTTTGACGTTCTTCATGACCAAATCCTGTGGGTTTCTTTACAAGGATAAATCTTTACTTGATTTTAGTGTATTCGATCCTTTTGTAACTTGCATGTTAATTTAAACTTGATGTATTCTTGATTTATAAAGTTAATATTGGTGTTTTGTTATGGAAGGAAATGATTACGACAAACTTCGTGCATTAATTGCGCAAAATGCCATAGCGCGAAATCTTGGTGTGACGCCGCAAGCGGTGAATCAGTGGTTTTCAAAAAGCACAATTCCTGCTCGTTTCGTTTTACGAGTATGTGAAGTAGTTGCATGGAAGGTTACGCCTCATGGCTTAAGGCCAGATCTTTATCCTCACCCTGAAGATGGAATTCCTAACTTGTTACGCAAAAGCCTAAATCCAAGTTCACCACACAGAGCGGATGGAATACACGCAGGAGATAAACAATGAACACCGCAATTTTTAACGGCAAAGCATCCATGACCAGCGTTGAGATCGCAGAGCTGGTGGGAAGCCGACCAGATAGTGTTAAGAGAACTATTGAAACACTGGCTAAAAAGGGAATCATCCAATTTCCACAGACTGTGGAAATTGAGAATAAACAATCACTTGGGCCTCGCCGATTTTCTAGCGCGTATGTATTCGAAGGTGAACGAGGTAAGCGCGACAGCATCATTGTCGTCGCACAGCTCTGTCCTGAATTCACAGCTCGCCTGGTAGATCGCTGGCGCGAACTGGAAGAACAGATCCGTAAGCCAATGAGCGAAATCGAAATGGTTGCCGCGATGGCTCTTGAAGCCGTTCGCCAACAGAAACGGATCACTCAGGTGGAAGAAAAAGTCAGCCACGTTGCTGAAACAGTCGAGCAAATTAAAAAGGGCACTATTCGTGAGGGCTATGCCGGATATCGCCAACTGAAAGCAAAAACCGGTTTGTCAGATGATAAATGCCGCAATCTGGTGAACGCCTATCAAATTCCTACAGACACACATGAGTTCATGACGCCGGACGGATTGTTGTCACGTCGCGCAATTGTTGCTGTGGAACCGTTTATGGCTGCTTTTTATCGGGTTATGGAGGAAGCAGAACCGCGAGGGACTCGCTGGTATCACCCGAAAATGGGGTTATTTCAGGTTATTGGTTGGCAGCGATGAAAAAAAGCCGGGAGTAACCCGGCTCACTCAACATCAATAACGGGGAGCTGTTTCGCATAAAACGGCTCCGAAACATCCAAGAACAGTTCTAAAGATATCAGCAGCTATATGATCATTTCAAGACCAAATATTGATTCTGCAATTCCGGGACGTTACACTGCTCAGGCACCTTATAAAGCGGGTGCCGGGGGTCGCAGCCCGGAATTGTCAACGGCGATATATGACGCGCCAGCGTCTTTTTTATCGTCCGCGCTCACGCACGCCAGAATTATGGTGGGCTGGGCAGGGGAGCCGAAAGGCTCGCCGGTCTCCGTTGACGCCGGTACTGCGAACCCTGTTCAGTCTGCCACCAGTGAGTTTCGCAGCTCCGGTGGTGGAAGTTTTCCACAGTCAACGGAGGCTGCCATCATGGCTACGATCCCAACCCTCACTCAACCTGAAATTGCCATCGTTGATGGTCAGGCTGTTACTTCATCCCTGGCTGTTGCCAACTTCTTCTCCAAACGTCATGACGATGTACTGAAAAAGATCCGCACGCTTGAATGCTCTGCATCATTCACTTCCCGCAATTTTTCGGTGAGTGATTACACCGATTGCACAGGCCGCAAACTACCTTGCTATCAAATAACCCGCGACGGCTTTGCGTTTCTTGCTATGGGTTTCACGGGTAAACGTGCTGCCCAGTTCAAAGAGGCATACATCAATGCCTTTAACCAGATGGAGAAACAGCTTTCAAATCCCTCTGTACTGAGCGACGTTGCACATAACGCCAGCGTTCTCTATTCCTACATTTCATCAATTCATCAGGTCTGGCTGCAGCAGCTTTATCCCATGTTGGCAAAAGCCGAATCCCCGCTGGCTGTAAGTCTGTATGACCGCATCAACGACGCGGCGCTACTGGCCAGTCTCATAAATTTGTCGCTGAACCCTTCAGAGGTAAGGGGGCGCAAATGATCCGGAATATTTTCAAACGGTTTACCAATCAGACTTTCCGTTGTCCTCGTCCTGGTCAGTGGTACACCACGCCTGCAGGGCATGTTCTACGTGTCAGCCTGGTTGACCGTGAATGTCAGAAGGTGATTTGTGAACCGCTGGGCCGTAATTACCGCATCAGTATGCCGCTTATAGCCTTTTGCTCCGGAAAAATGTTTAAGCGTCTGGGAGGTGTGGCGTGAACTGTTTTCAGTTTGTGTGCGGATGTGCTTTCGATAACCCGATTCAGCGCCTGATTATGTTGCGTGTTTTGATGTCGGGTTCTTCAGACGGTGAAGGCGAGAGAGTTATTGATCATCAGGTGCTTGCTGATTTCTGCTGTTGTTCTAAGCAAGCGATATTCAGGGAAACCCTGGCACTGGAAAGAGCTGGTTATCTTCATATCCGAAAAATTGCAACGCTTACTATTGATGCAAAAGCCAGACTACAACCTGCGCGTGGCTACACAATTCTCATGCTGCGGAAGGAGGTTGTATGAGCCGTTACGCCCCCACACCGGAAGTTATGGCTATTGGTCAAATTAATATTTCCGGCAATGTTACACCTGCGACCTGGTGGAAATATATTCGACTACCCAGTGGGCGTCCGGATGCGACGGCTATCGCTCTGCTTTCAGAGATCGTTTACTGGTACCGCCCGACAGAGGTCAGGGATGAGCACACCGGAGCGTTGCTGGGATATCGCAAGCGTTTTCAGGGCGACAAACTGCAAAGAAGCTACCAGGCGTTTGCTGAGCAGTTTGGTTTCGGGAAAAGGGAAACCGCAGATGCGCTGAAGCGTCTCCGTGATGCCGGGTTTATTACTCTGGATTTACGCACGGTGGAAATGCTCGATGGGGTGAAATGTAGCAATATTTTGTTTGTCGGGATCAACCCACAGGCAATTGCGGCCATCACCACACCTTCTTCTGTTTCGCCAGAAAGTAACAGCAATAATGCAATCAGCGATACAGCTATTACGTTAAAACGGAACACCCCCCGACGTCGTAACGGAACAGGGGATACGCCGAATGTTGATACAAATACAGAGATTACTACAGAGATTACAACGGAGACTAAAAACACTATTGGCGCATCCGCTGACGCGTCTGCACCAGCGCGTTCTGCCAGACAGGAATATTCACCGGAATTTGAACAGGCCTGGCAGGAATATCCCAAACGTGCTGGTGGCAATTCCAAGTCAGCAGCCTTCAAAGCCTGGAAAGCCCGTATCAGGGAGGGAATAAAACCGGAGACCATGCTTGATGGCGTGAAGCGGTATGCCGCCTGGGTACGTGCTACAGGAAATACCGGCACACAGTTCGTGAAGCAGGCTGCGACGTTCTTTGGACCCGATCGTCACTTCGAAGATTACTGGCAACAGCCAGCCGCTCACGGAGGTGGGCGACAGCGACAGGTCGATGTCCTGGCTGGCCTGGGAGCCATGTCTGACAAATTTGGTAAATCCAGTAACAAATTGACATTCTGAGGTGACAGCGATGATGATGATTGACCAACGTGAGAAACAAACAAGACTACAGGCGCGAATGGATGATTTACGGGCAGAAATGGATGAGTTACGGGCAGAGATTGCATTTGCTCAGAAGGGCGAAAAGCCATGGCCTTATCGTTCCTGCCTGATGCGTGAAGGTCGCGGATATTGCGAAAAACACGGTAAATATCGTACGCATATACTGGTGTGGATCGATCGTAATGGCGAGGACAGAGAAAAAATTTCATGCTGCCCTGACTGCTTGATCGCTGAGGCCAGTGATTTGACCATGGAACTGTCGTCCCTCAAGGCGGAAGAACTGACTGATAACGCCGGAATTGCTCTGCGTTTTCGGGACTGCGAGTTTGATAATTATCTGGAGGTTAATCCTGACGCAGCCAGAAATCTTGCGGCCTGTCGCCGCTATGCGGAGAACTGGCCAGATATGCTGGAGAACGGTACCAGTCTTGTTATGACCGGCAGTTGCGGTACCGGGAAAAATCATCTGGCGGTATCAATGGCAAAACACATCATCCGTAACTATCTGGCCAGTGTGGAGATCACCGACGTGATGCGCCTTACCCGGGCTGTGAAAAACTGCTGGCGGAATGACAGTGAAAAAACAGCGGATGACGTCATTGAGCATTATGCGTCACTGGATTTGCTGATTGTCGACGAAGTCGGCGTTCAGTTTGGCAGTGCGGCTGAAATGGCCATTTTGCAGGAAATTATCAATGCCCGGTATGAGGGTATTTTGCCAACTATCTTGATCAGCAATCTTTCACCGGAAGAATTGTGGGCGTTCATCAGTCCCCGGATTGCCGACAGGATCACCGATGGCGGGCGCAACTGGTTGTCGTTTAACTGGCCCAGCTACCGTTCTCGTATCGGAGGTGTTGCCGCATGACCAGCCAGAACACCCCGGCATGGCGTAACGATGACCTGGAAGGCGCTGTCATCGGTGCGTTTTTTCTGCGTGGGGCCGATCCGGAAGTGATGGATATTCTGGCCACACTTCCGGCGGATGTATTTTTTGTGCGTCAGTACCGGGATATTTACGCGGGGATTTGCAGACAGGCTCGCATATCCGGCGTCATTGACCCCGTACTGCTGTGCAATGAGATGCCGGAACTTGCCCCGGTGATTACCGACACCGGACGCAAAACCTGGGTGAAGTCTTCACTGGAGCACTATGTCGCAGCGTTGCGGCGCAATGCCGCACTGCGCGATGCAGAAAAAACACTGACTGAAGCATTACAGAATTTACGTGATGCGTATACCTGTGAAGCAGCCGAGGATGCCCTGAAGGATGTGCAGAACATGATGGCCTCACTGTCGACCGGAAAGGGCGTCATTCAGCCGGTTCACATTGATGATGTCCTTCCGGAAGTGGTCGACCGTGTTGAATGCCGCAATCAGGGACTGGAGAAATCCAGGGCGCTGATGACCGGTATTGATGAACTGGACGCAAAAACGGGCGGTATGGAGCCCGGAGACCTGGTATTCATTGCCGCCCGTCCTTCGATGGGGAAAACCGAACTTGCGCTGGACATCATCGACAAGGTGACTGAGCAGGGGCATGGCGTGCTTCTGTTCACCATGGAGATGGCGAACATCCAGATTGGTGAACGTATGGTGTCTGCTGCCGGTGGAATGCCGGTATCCCGTCTTAAGTCTGTTGCCCGTTTTGAAGATGAAGACTGGGCGCGTTTCTCGCAGGGCGTGGGACGAATGACGGGGCGTAATATCTGGATGGTGGACCAGGCAAACCTGACCATTGATGAGATATGTGCAACCACGAAGCACCACCGGATGAAACACCCGGAAACGGCGCTGGTGGTGGTCGATTACCTCGGCCTGATTAAAACCCGCAGCACGGGGCGTCACGACCTTGCGGTGGGGGAAATCTCAAAGGGACTTAAAAGCCTGGCAAAATCCGGCGGTTTCCCGCTGATTGCTCTGAGCCAGCTCTCCCGAGGCGTGGAATCCAGACCCAATAAACGTCCCATGAACTCAGACCTGAAAAACTCCGGGGAAATAGAGGCTGATGCCGACATCATTCTGATGCTTTACAGGGATGAGGTGTATAACCCGGATACACAGGCCAGAGGCATAGCAGAAATCAACATTACGAAACAGCGTAATGGCACACTCGGGACCATTTACCGGCGTTTTCATAACGGACATTTTCTGCCTGTGGACCAGGAGAGTGCTCAGGTTCTTTCCTCACCCATGACGCCGAGCAATCCGCGCAGATACAGCAATAACCGCATGTCGGGCAGTAAAACGGAGCGTTTATTTTGAATAACAGAACAACCACTGTTTCACCGGAACAACTTCGTCGGCAGGCGCAGGAGATGCTTCGTTGTGCTGAACAGATGGAAAAAATGAGCGTGGCAAAGGATACGCTCCGCAAGCAGCTTACTCCGGCGCTTCGTGATCTGCTGCAGGCAAAACACCGCACACAAAAGGCGGTGGATGAGCTGGTGGATTGCGTGGCGGAACTGGAAGGCCAGGTAAGCCAGTTTGAAACGCTGGTGAAGGAGTTTACTGCGTGATGGCTGAATTTTTTTCTCCTGCGTTCATGCAATACCGTTCGCTGAGGTGACCGTGAGAGCACTGCTGACCCCTGAAATTGCCCCGCGTATGGGGATCGTCTTGTTCAGACCCGGTTCAGAGCTGATGCCCCTGTTTATGCAGGGGCGTGTCCTGCTGGAGCCTGAGCCGGAACGTTATTCATCTTTTGCCAGTGGTGCCGTTCCGGCAGCATCACAACCGCTGGCGGATGATCCTGCCGTTCGGGCCGTGTTCCGCCATGAGGCGGTGATCCGTCGTGCTGGTGGCGTGGAATGCCTTGAGAGCTGGTTACTTCGTGAAAAAGGCTGCCAGTGGCCTCATTCCGGATGGCACAGCGAGAACATGACCACAATGCGACACGCGCCGGGCGCAATCCGTCTGTGCTGGCACTGCGATAACCTGCTTCGCGATCAGTTCACGGAACGTCTGGAATCAATGGCAACGGATAACTGTGCCCGCTGGGTGTTGTCCGTAGTCCGTCGTGATCTCGGTTTTGATGACAGCCACGTTGTGACAATGCCGGAACTGTGCTGGTGGCTGGTTCGTAATGACCTGGCGGATGCCTTACCGGAAAGTGCAGCCCGTAAGGCACTGAGATTACCGAAGCCTGTTGTGCCGTCTGTCACCCGGGAAAGTGACCTTGTGCCTTCGGTTCCTGCCACCAGCATCATCCGGGATAAGGCGAAAAAGGTGCTGGCGCTGAAAGTGGATCCGGAGTCGCCGGAGTCTTTTATGTTACGCCCCAAACGTCGTCGCTGGGTTAATGAAAAGTACACGCGCTGGGTTAAGACGCAGCCGTGTGCATGTTGTGGTAAGCCAGCCGACGATCCTCATCACCTGATTGGTCATGGTCAGGGTGGAATGGGTACAAAAGCGCATGACCTTTTTGTGTTGCCTTTGTGCAGAAAACACCATGACGAACTGCATGCGGATACCGTGGCATTTGAAGAGAAGTATGGTTCCCAACTGGAGCTGATATTTCGTTTTATCGATCGCGCGCTGGCGATTGGTGTGCTGTCCTGATTTTGTGGAGAAAGTTGATGCGTGATATTCAGATGGTTCTCGAACGCTGGGGGGCATGGGCGGCAAGTGGTAACGCCGGGGTGGACTATTCTCCGATAGCTGCTGGATTTAAAGGCCTTTTACCATCCACCGCTAAACCTCGCCCGGCCTGCAGCGATGATGACGGCCTTATCATCGAAAACTGCCTTACGCGCCTGAAGAAGAAAAAACCGGACGAGTATTCGCTGCTGGTAGCTCATTATCTGCTGCGCATATCAAAAAGGCAGATTGCCAGAACAAGAAAGAAGAGCGAAAAGGCAATACGAATTGAGATGCAGATTGCTGAAGGATTTATTGACGGATGTCTGTCGATGCTGGGTGTAAGGCTGGAGATGGACGACTGGCTGCCCAAAAAAGTAAAAAATGATTAGCGCGGTCCGCAAAAAGTATGTCAGTATGTTAAGAGTGGTTACTACGCCACACAGCTTAAACCCGCCGCGAGCGGGTTTTTTATGGCTGAAATCGGTCCAGTACAGTAAACGCGCTGGCGGCGGTGAATACCGGTCTTTCAGCTTGCTGGCTTTTTCGACAAGAGTTATTGGTGTGTCACGTTAACCGGAAAAAGACATGCTGAAACAGCAGGATATGACCGAAACCGCCAGAGTGGTGTTTAATGAATTAAGCGTCACCGAACCGGCGACCGTCGGGGAGATTGCGCAGAATACTTACCTTTCACGCGAACGCTGCCAGTTAATACTGACCCAGCTGGTTATGGCGGGTCTGGCAGACTATCAGTTCGGTTGTTACAGACGCCTTCCGCAGTGAAGGCTTTTTTATTTGTGGTAAATGGGCGGCTGGTGGGTGTGGTGGTTGTTGCTTCCCCGTTGCTGAAAAAGAAAGCATCAGGCGATTAGCAGGGTATCAGTTACCCGTTGAAATTTTTAAATACCTCACAATTCAGGCGGTTGACTGTTGTCTGGTTTGCGGGGAGTTTGTTAAAAGAAACTGGCATGGTGAATCCCCCTGTGCGGAGGGGCAATCAGCAACTGGTGTTTTGTCACCGACCCTTATCCTTTCTGTGCGGGTTCAGGTGCTGATACTGAACTCACCGGGAGGCACCCGGCACCATGCAATGGCACATAGCGCCACTCTCCAGCCCCTCTCCGGAGGGGCTTTCTTATGGACAAAAAAATCCCGCGCTGGGAGACGCGGGCGGCAAGGAATAAACAACAAAACGTGAAGTAATATTTCAGCTGGCGAATAATATCCGACAGTAATCACTCTGCGCAATAGCGCGGCCTTTTTCGTATTGCGGGCTGTTGTCTATCTTCTGCCATTGTCCTGTAACTTCCGGACTTCAGCCCGCTCCTCATTTTACTCACAATATTATCCAGGCCGGGAGGATTCATGGCATTTAAACACTACGATGTGGTCAGGGCGGCATCGCCGTCAGACCTTGCGGATGCGCTTGCTCAAAAAATTCGTGAAGGATGGCAACCATACGGCGGGCCGTTTTCTTCGTATACGGATGATGGCGCAGCACTTATTCAGGCGATTGTCGCAGAAGGTAATGTCACCACACCTGTGGTGGTGAAGCCGTCGGATGGAGAAGGCACAGTTATCAGCACCACCAGCGAACCGGAGTATTACTTTGTTGTTGCCCTGGCCGGGCAGTCAAACTCAATGTCTTTTGGTGAAGGGCTGCCGCTGCCGGAGACATATGACCGTCCGGACCCGCGTATTAAACAGCTGGCGCGTCGCAGTACGGTGACACCGGGTGGTGTCGCCTGTAAATATAACGACATCATTCCGGCGGACCATTGTCTGCATGATGTACAGGACATGAGCCGTCTTAACCATCCGAAAGCGGACTTGTCAAAGGGGCAGTACGGAACTGTGGGGCAGGGGCTGCATATCGCCAAAAAACTGCTGCCGTTTATTCCGGCGAATGCCGGTATTCTTCTGGTTCCGTGCTGCCGTGGTGGTTCTGCATTTTTGGAGGGCGATGAAGGTACTTTCAGCGAATCCACCGGCGCAAGCGAGACCTCGGCACGCTGGGGTGTAGATAAGCCACTGTACAAGGACCTGCTTACCCGTACTCAGGCCGCACTGAAGGCTAACCCTAAAAATATTCTGCTTGCAGTGGTCTGGATGCAGGGCGAGTTTGATTTGAAACAGGGTGCATACGCCACTCAGCCGGGGCTGTTTGATTCCATGGTGGAAAAATATCGTTCTGACCTGTCGGAATTCGGAGGTCAGTGTCTCGGGGGCTCTCCGTCATCGGTTCCCTGGATTTGTGGCGACACGACCTACTACTGGAAGCAGACTTATTCTTCGCAATACGATGCGGTGTATGGTGCATACAAGACGAAATCCGCAAAAAAAATCTTCTTTGTGCCGTTGATGACGGATGAGCATGGTGTGAATGTGCCGACAAACGAGCCGTCAGAAGATCCGGACATTATCCCGGCGGGATACTATGGCGCTGCGTCACGCACTGCCAGTAACTGGACGTCAGCCGATCGTAAAACGCACTTCAGCTCCTGGGCGCGAAGAGGCCTTGTTTCAGACCGCCTGGCAGGTGCCATTTTGCAGTACGCCGGGCGGACATTATCGTTCCTTACCGGGCAGAGCGCACCGCAGTCGGGTGGTACAACTCCCGGTGATGATGTCAGTCCGGGGGTACCGGGTGTTGAGAAACCGCAGGATGGCGGTGTTGCTGGTACTGGTCATGATGAGGCCGTGAGCAGTACCAGGACGGTGGCTGAATATGATGCGAACAGTGGAAATGGTGTATGGACAGAGCAGCAGTGGGGGGCTGCCGGTGGCAAAGGCACTGTGACTGATGACGGTGGACGGAAAGCGCTGCGACTGGAAAAACAGCCCGGTAAACTGACGTCCTGGAAAATGTTCCGTACTGTTGCAGTGGAGGAGGCAAAAAATCTTCTCAGCAAGGGGGGTGAAATTGCCGTACGGTTCAAAATTCCGGACGGAAGCGAACTGGTGAACGGACAGTTTGTCTTTGGTCTCTACTGGCCGGTGTCGCAGTGGGCGTCAGGCGCGGCAGCAAACAGTATGCTGGCATCATTCTTCCTTCAGACGGATGCATCAAATCTGAATCTTATGCACCACAAGGGCAAGTCGAATGCACAACTGGGTACATTTGGTGCGTTTGACCATAACTGGCATACGGTTGTTTTCCGCTTTGCGGGAAATAACAGCGAAAGAGTCGTTCCGGTGATTGATGGTACAGAGCAGACGGCGTTTGACCTTGTGATGTGGACAAATGATGGCTTTACAGCAGATACGCTGACGCTGACAGATATCACGGGGGCAAAAGCGACGTATCCGGTACTGCTTGATACGGTCACTGTCAAAGTGAAAGAAAGCGAAGCAGCGGCATAACAGGCGAAAAAAGAGCCAGCGCCGGAGGGAAAACATATAAAGGAGCCGGGCGCTGGCCAAACAAGGCAGCAAATATTGCTTAACTCTTATGTCCGTAGTTTTGTACCTTTTTTTACTGGATGTTTCAAATAATAACGGTAAGAAATTATGACGTTAGTTCATCAGTTCATGCTGTACTTTTGTACGGCGGTATGCGTGCTGTATCTTCTTTCGGGTGGGTACAGGGCAGTGCGCGATTTCTGGCGCAGGCAGATTGATAAAAGGGCCGCAGAGAAAATCAGCGCCAGTCAGTCAGCCGGAGCAAAAACAGAAGCCCCACTCATTCCGGAACAACCTTCTTAATAACCCCTTTCAACGAGAAAATCCTATGTCAGAAATAAAATCGCTGGTCACTGCTGAGGCAGTGAAGGAAGTCCTGCGCTCTGAAGAAGTCCGGAGCGCACTGAAACAGCAACTTCGGCAGAACCTTGAGGCGCGTCTTGATGCAGAAGTGGAT